ACTGCTGAGCAATGGGAGAAAAGGTTCGGCTACAAGCCCAAAAAAGTTTGGAACCGGATGCGGAAGCAGAAGATCGCAATTCTTGGCTGGAACAGCGAGAAAGAACAGTCGATAGCAAGCGCCGGGAAGTTCCCGGCACAAGGAGATGAAAGATAATGGCAGATGAAAGAGTCAACACGGACGCCAAACTGGCATCAACGATTATAGCCGGGGGATACAATTCCTTCGTAGAGAAGAACAGCCGCATGATGGACTATCTCAGAGAAGAGATCGCGGAGCTACAGACCATGATCGATAAGCTCCAGTCCACCGACATCCAGGCTGGCTACCTGCCAGACGATGACAATGATATCGTCAAGTTCCTGGATGAGATAGTCGAAGAGGTGGACAAGAACCTGTTTGTCCTCGGAAATGCCATCAAGGGCATGAGTGACAGCACCAAGTTCACCCTGGAGGCAGCCGGTTTCATGAGGCTGTCCAAGGACCAGGCCAGCATCAAGACCTTCCCTGGAGGCGACTGAGACGACAAAAAAGGCATCTGACAGCAAGACCATCAAGGCGGCCCTTGCGGTCGTCTTGCTGGGCATTGTGACAATTCTCCAGGGCGGCGAATTCGTGCCTTCGTCCGAGTTCATAGGCGCGGTGATGGTCATACTGGGGGCCCTGTTCGCGGTCCTGCGGAATTACACCGACGAGGCCCTGAGCGGCTGGAAATAATCGAGGCTAGATGGCGGTCGATGAAAGTGAGCTCGATATCCGGGAGCTCCGAACGGATATCAAATGGATCCGCCAGAAACTTGAGGGCAACTGTGAAGAGAACAAGAAGATGAGGGAGCGTGTATCCGCTCTGGAGAATTGGAGATCCGGCACAGTGGCGGCGCTTACATTGTTGGCGGCCCTGATAGGCTGGGGCTGGCTTCAGCCGGGTGGGTAGAATGCGATTCACCGATCTGGATTGGCGGGCCATAATGAACGACTTTACCGAGGCGGACCTTCTCTACCTGAGAAGCATCATAGATGAAAAGCTGCGATCTGGCCCCAAACGAAGGATCCTGATCCGTAAGGAGGATTAAATGGTCGATACCGAATTCTCAGACAGCTACATCGAGACGGACGCGGAGCTGGAGGCCCTGATCGGTGCTGATCCGAGGGCATCCGCCGTGGCTCTCACGGCCCTGGCAGCAGCTTCCCAGGAATGGTATTGTGCTGAGGCGACCAGGCACATTGACCAGCTCCCTCTTCACGGCATCAAGTACGATAATGACATTGTGGCCGGCGTGCCTGACCAGCCCAGAGCCTTCCCCCGGATAATCGATGGGGCGACTTGCGACTGGAACAGTAGCACCAGCCTAGCCTTTGTGCCCGCAGACGTGAAGCGGGCTTGCGTGGAGGAGGCAATCGCCATCTATGCAGAGCAGGCCGCAGACGGCACGAGCAGGGCATCCCTCCAGGAGGCCGGAGTGGCGAGCTACCAGATTCCCGGCATAATCTCCGAGACCTTCCGGTCAGGGTCGAGTAGAGAGCGCCAGAATGGGCTCCAGAGCACCGCTGCATATCGTCTACTGTCCAAGTACATCGCCAGGAGCGTGCCCATAAGATGAGCCTTTTAAGCCCTTACCTAGCGGCGCATGGCGTTTCCGTGTCGCTAAAACATAAGACGGGAAACGATGGCAACGACGACACCCACGCCACCAGCACCATCACTGTCCTCTGGGCTCATGGGGCGAAAGTCGTGAGAACTGCCCAGGGCGATGAACTGCAATGCCAGGCCATATGCAAATGCGAGGCCGCAGTGGAAGCGGGCGATGTTCTAACGAAGGATGGCAGAGATTGGCCAATCCTGGGGCTCGTGGGCGTATCGTTTGACGGTTCAATGAGATCTGTGGCCCTGGGCGGCTCAAGAAGTGGTGGGGCTTGAGATGGCCGATATCACGGATGCCCAGGCAGAGCGCCTAATCAAGCTCTATAGTCGGGCAGAGAAGGACATCCTGACCGAAGTGACCAAAGCTCTCCTGAAGGGCAATAGCACCCGGCAGCTTAACGCCATGCTGCGGAATGCGAAGAAGATCAAGAAGGATCTTCTTGCAGGGGCTAGGGACTGGTCTACTCAGACCATCCAGCAGGCTTACGAGTCCGGGATGAAGAGCACGGGTCTGCCTGGCGGTGCAGGATTCAATGCGGTGCACCAGCAGGCCGTGAAAGTGCTTTCTGAGAACGCTTATGGCCGCTTTGAGATAGTCGATCAGGTGATTGGCAGGCGAGTGAATGATGTGTATCGCTCCATTGCCCTTGAAAATGTGACCGGCCAGGTGGTGGGCTATCAGACTTGGCAGCAGACGGCCAAAAGGATACGGGCTGATATGGCCGAGAGGGGCATCACAGGCTTTGTGGATGCGGCAGGTCGCCGCTGGAACATGGAGAGCTACGCGGAAATGATAGCCCGGACCGTTCCCAGAGCCGCTATGATCGAAGGCACCAAAAACCGGCTCCTGGAGCACGGGCATGACTTGGCCCAGGTGGTGGGCGGATCGTCTTCTAAAACTTGTGACAAATGCATGCGGTGGGTAGGCCGGACCGTGAGCCTCACGGGAAAGACGTCAGGCTATCCGACTCTGGCCGATGCCCTGGGAGATGGCCTATTCCATCCCAATTGTACCCACAATATAGCGATTGCCGGGACTTTTGAAGACGCGATCGAAAAAAGGGCAGGAGGATGACATGGTAGTGCGATGGCATGGACCGCAGATAGAGAAAATTGTGATGTCCGCTGCCATGGAGGGCATCCAGGAAAGCGCTGAACTCATATCCAAAAAATGGGTGGAGACAATACCGTATGCCACCGGTGAGCTGGCTAGCCACGTCCAACCAGCCAAGACAGGCGCTCAGCAGTACACGATCTCGTCCACCGGGCCTTACGCTGCTAGGCAGGAGTTTGATGCATCTTTGCGGCACCCGGACCCCACCAATCCTCTTTCTAGAGCAGGTCGCAAGGCCCACGCTGGTCGGGATGCTCTGACGAACAATGAAAAGAATATAGAAAAGCTGGTTGGCGCGAAAATCAAGGCGGCGCTCGGATGACTGACTTAGGGACTGACATAGCTTCATACCTGGCAGCGCAGGGATACGGCACAATAGGCACAGACATATTCCTGGATGAGCTTCACGACTTGCCAGCGGACCAGATCGCCGTCTTCACAGGCGGCGGGGCGGAACCGGATGAAGTACAGGGCAGCACGCGAGCAGTAGATTATCCCTCGCTTGATGTCCAGGTCCGGAGCACCTCCAAGGCCACCGCTAGGACGGACGCGGAGGCTATCAGAATTCTTTTGGACTGTAATACTATTAACGACGCGACTTTGTACGCCGCATCAAGTGCTCCAATTTATTTAGGTCGTGATGATAACAACAGGCACCGATTTGTAGCGACTTTTACAGCTGCAAAAGAACGAACTTAGGAGATGGTGAATAGCAGGAGTTGATTAAAATTTCCAAAATTAAAGGGATAAATTGCAAAATATACGATGGATCTGCCGTGATCCTAACAACGGATTGGACAATCGATGAGGGTATGGAGCTGATCGAGACTTCTGAGCAAGGGGATACTGGAGAAGAGTGGACTGCCACGTTCACAAATGGCAGCGTAAGCTTCAATGGTTTCTATGATCCTGCGGATGCGACTCTCTTAGGGCTGATCACCAAGCTTAGGGCGGGCACACCGATCACCTTCACGGGCATCTTCACGGGCACCAAGGGCTCGGGAACTGCGGTGGGCGTGACTGGAAGCATGATCTGCGAGAAGTTCTCCAGGAAGACCGACAAGAAGGGCATGGTCGAGTACTCAGCCAGCGCCAAGATCTCCGGCACTGCATCCGATGCCACGAACCTCTAGGGAGGCCTGAACAATGGCCAAAACTAGAGGCATATGGTCCGCCCTCTACCTCCAGACTACCGCCGATTCTGTAGCCGATACCGCCATGGCTATGGCCCAAGTAGGAGCCACTTTGTGGTATCAAGTCACAGATTCGGCTAATTACTTCTGGGACAAAGCGAAAGAGATAACGATCTATGATGGGGTCGCTGAGGTGACACCGCTTGAGATCGATTATGCCGCAGGTGCGGTGAGGCTGGCGGCTGCTGCTTCAGGAGCGGTCACAGCCGATGCGTACAAGTTCGCTTGTGCTCAGATAGGAGGGTTCCGGTCCTTCTCATTGGATGAGGCCGTGGAATTGATCGAGTGTGGCTGCTTCGAAGATGATGGAGAAGTCTATGAGCCGGGAGCCTATTCTGCTTCCGGTTCCGGCGAAGGCTTCTGGTCGTCTGTGGACGCTTACCACGACTTCAACGGCCTGACCCTTCTAGCCAAACCCATAGGAGCAGCAGGGAACGCCGTCGCTGCAAAGTGTGTAGTCTCGGGGAACAGCACGCCTCTGTCTATTTCTGTGACAGGAACGGTTATAACAATTAATTCTGCCACATCCGTGGCCGGGGCAGCCACTTCCAAGAACTGGGAGATCAAGAATGCGATCGAGGCCCATGCAGAAGCTTCGGCACTCGCGCGGTGCAGGTACACCACCGACTATGCGACCAACAGCCAGACTGTGATGGGTGCTATCTCTGAGGTCAACCTGGCCGGGGGAGCGGTTCCCGAGATGCTATCCAGGTTTGGAGAGGAAGTTATCGCCGTCTTCTATTGGGACTCCGGGGCTTCGCTGATCCGGACATCCGGACTCATAACATTTGAGAGCCAGTCGGTGGACACTTCCGTGAAGGGGCTCGTGGGCAAGAACCTGAAGTTCAAGGCTCTGGGTTTACTTTATGACCACGCGAGCTGAGGGCGATGAGTATCTGCGATGCAGATATGAGCCTTCGCTCCTCTTTTTGGGGTGCTAAGTATTACCTTTCTATAGCTAATCAGTATTGATAAAAATGGAGCGATATAAATGGAAATAATGACACCAATCGAAATAGACGGTAAGCAATATTTTCTTAAGTATCCGGGCCTGGTACAGATCCTCATCGAGAAGAAATCGGCGGATTTCCTGAACCTGAAAATCCCGAGACCTACCCTTCAGATGCTTTTCCAGATGGCCGCAATTGATGGGTCTGTCGAGATCCAGGCTTACCTCTTCTGGCAAGGGATTATGGGAGGCATGCCAGAACGCCGAAACATGAAATTCGAAGAAGCTGTGGAGCTGAGAGAAAAGTTCCTGGGAGGCGCCGGGCAGCTGGACGATGGCACCAGGTACAAGACGTTCTTGGAGACGATTGGAGAGGCCATCGACGCCGCATTTGGTGCTGACCGAAAAAAGTCTCTGACGAAGAGGGAGGAGGAGGCGAAAGCGGCCAGGATCGAGGAGCTGGAGAAGATATATGCAGCCAAGATCCGGGCAGAAGAGAAGGCTGGAACTGGGAAACAGCCTGGAAAGAAGCCATCGGAATCTTAGGGCTTTCCACCACCGAGTTCCTTGAGCTGACGCCGGCCGAGTACAATATCAAGCTGGCGGCCTATAATCGGCTGCAGGATGAGAAAACCAGGCGATCTAAGCTTCTGGCCTATTGGGTAGGGGCCTGTGCCCGGTGTGGCATGGGCAAAGACTATCCAGATTTTGATGAGATCTTTCCCGAACCAGGGGAAGAAGTACCGCTATCTGACGACGAACTGATAGCCGAATGTCAGGCTAAAGGCATCCGGCCACCAGACTAGATTTTTTCAAGAGGTTTCATGGGGCTAACGGTCGGCGAAGTAGATATCAAGATCGAACTCGACAAGGCGTCGCTTTCAAGTTCTCTGAGATCGGCCAAAGGAGATGTTGACTCCTGGGCATCCGATGTCGAGTCCAGGACGAGCAAGCTTGGCTCAAAAATCGGCGGCCTGGCCAAAACCGGCCTTTTGGCGGCTGGAGCTGCAGCAGTTGGCATATCGACGGCAGGCCTCTCTTCCTATCGAGATCTAGAAGAGGCGGCTGGTCAGGCTGCTAGTAAGGCGGTAGACGTCTATGGAAAATCAACCGATGAGATAGGAGCCGAATACGACAAGCTCCTGAAGCATGTTCAAGACGTCTCTGCTGATGTTGGTGCCACCACGGTATTCTCTGATATTGAGGTGGCAAAGACCTTCGATACCCTGGCAGCCGGTGGTATCAATATTGCCAACGTCGGCCGGAACGAGCTGCTTCCATTCATGAACCTGGCCAGCTCGACCGGTGAAGAACTCACGAATGTTACAGACCTGCTCACCGGCTCTATGGCCTCATTCGGCTACTCGATGGAGGACAGCGAGAAGATAGCTGACCAGCTGGCCATGGCCATGAATGGCTCCAAAGCAAGCATGAGCACGCTCAATTATGCCCTCCGGCAAGGCGGCTCAACTGCTGCTGCTACCGGCATGGAGCTGTCGGAGTTTTCGGCAATCGTCGGTGTTATGGCGGACAGGAACTATACCGGCGAGCAGAGTGGCGCGGCATTGAAGACCGCCATGCTGGCTCTCTACAATCCTACAAAAGTCCAGAACGAAGCACTGGCTAAACTCGGTCTCACCTATGACCAGGTGGACCCCAGGGTACACAACTTCCGGGACACTCTGGGTCTGTTGCTTTCGAAGGGCGCGGATATTGGAGACTTTGGCCAGATCTTCACCGACTCCTCGGGGGCTATCATGTATGCCCTGGCCGGAGAGGGAGAGGCAGTAGACGACCTGAAAGAGAAGATAGAGGGCTCTCAGGGGCTCTCCCAGACCATGTCAGACCTCATGATGGACTCTGATCGGCTGGTAGGTGCCTGGGAAGAGGCCAAAGGCGCGACGGAGGGCTTGGTAACTGCGATCGGAGGCTACCTGGAGCCTGCTGCCGTGAAGCTCCTCAACACCTGGAAAGACCTGATCCCATCGCTCAGAGAGTTCGGAGCTGCCATAGCAGAAGGAGATTGGTCCAAAGTCGGGGAGATGTTGGGGAATGCTTGGACAGTCGCAAAAGAGAAGGGCATGGAGTTCCTGTCCTGGGCCAAAACTGCCCTCCAGAGCATCGACTGGGGCACCGTGGCCACCCAAGCGGGCGGGCTCATAGCCGGAGGCATCCAGACCGGCCTAAGCGCTCTATCTGGGCTGGGCACGACCATTGCGGGCTGGATTAAGAATTTCGATTATTCTGGGGCGGGAACTACAATCGCGGGCTGGATTCGAAGCGGCTTTAATTACCTTTCCGATATAGGCAGTCAGATTTATGACTACATAATAAACTTTGATTATGCATCCGCTGGTTCCGCAATAGCCGGATGGCTCCGAGAAGGATTTGAATATCTTTCAGATATCGGATCATCAATCTATGATTGGATTGTTGATTTTGATTATCAATCAGCTGGAACGAGGATAGGCGGCTGGATCGAAGACGGTCTAGATGTTCTCAGAAATGTAGGAAAGACAATCGCAGGTTGGATAGAGACCTCGGGAGGCTGGGAAGGCATAGGCAAATCCGTAGGGGGCAAAGTGGCAGCGGGCATAGCGGCCATAACCACCTATGCAGATGGCATCAAAAACAAACTCCAAGACTGGATAAGTTCGGGCGGTCCGGCCAACCTCGGATCAGATATAGGCAACAATATAGCGACTGCTATCAAGGGCCTGCTGGATCTTGGAAAATGGATCGCCGACAGCCTGACCGAGAAAGGCGGAGGAAGCCTGATTCAGGGGGCTATCCAGACCGCCGTAGAATGGGCATCTATCGGAGCTTCTGCAGTGTCTCAGTTTGTGGGTGGCTTCATAGAAGGGCTTTCTCCTCTTGGAGCAAGCATCTACAATACTATCATAGATGCTGTTTCGGGTGCCCTGGGGATGCTCCCCCACGGAGTGGGGGAAGGCTTGGCCGCGACCCTCCAAACCTCAAAGATGGAAGTCGATTGGTCCAAGAAGACCTACAATCCTTCTACCAAAACATGGGCCCCCACCAGCAAGGCACCCACTACCGTAACCGGCACAGGCGGCCAGACTCTACCAGCCGACATCACCAAAGAAATAGGCGGCTCAAGACACGCATCCGGCGCATTGGAAGCCACCTGGCGAAGCGGCAAGCTGATGGTCTCTGAGCAGGGCATAGGTTCCGGCGGCGGCTGGATATCCATGGAGGAATGGGCTAAGAAGGCCGGAGAAGCGGGCTATTCTGAGAAGGATACCCAGAAAGAGATTGATCTCTTGAGATCGTCCAAAGTGGCGATCAACAGTAGCATGGAGCAAGAGATTCTGGCGATAGCTAGGGAAGCTGCCAGCATCCAGACCACGGCTGCCAGTGACAGCAGAAATACCACCCGGCAGGCCGCCAAGGACAGCGCTTCGATCTCCTCCACCAGCGCTCAAAACAACACACTGGCAACGAACGTTGCCACCGAATATTATCGGGCCTCTCAGAACGAAATCATTTCAAGACAGGTGGCAGCAAGCGCCATGATAAATAGCGAATGGCGGGTTAGCGCCGAAACAATGAATTCCCGGATGACTACCGGAAGCAGCGCCATCCTGGAAAGTGCTGCAGCAACGAAAATCAATTTCGATCTTGGATCCAAGGCTTGGATCGAGGGTGTCGCAAACTCCAATTTAAATTGGACGGCTGCTACCAGGGCCAACGCCGCTGTTATGGACACGACCACCCAAACGTATGCTGCAACCCATTCAGCTACAATGGCAAACTTCCAAGCCACAAATTTACGGGTCAGCAACGAAACAAGAGCCGCTTCGACGGTCGCAAACTCAAATATGATCGCCGGGGGCAGCGCTATATTAGAGAGCGCTACTGCCGCGAAAATGAATTTTGACCTGGGAAGCAAGAATTGGGTCAACAGCACCAACCAGGGCGGGGCGATCCATATCAATGCTGTGAATCAGGGGGCCGCTGTCACCCTCAATGCCTCCAACCAAAAGGCATCCATCGAGACTGCTGCAGCCACCACAAGTGCTTCCACCACCACGGCGGCCAGCCTGGGGCTGAAGGCCAATGTGGAGGGGTCTGGCGAAAATTTCAAGTCTTCTGTCACTGCCGCCAGCAGCGCCGCAAGCAGTGCTATCTCCAGCTTGGGGTCTGTGGTGGGCAGTTTACTGGGTGGCCGGTACAGCTCGGGCGGGGGCGGTTCTGGCAGCAGCATAGGCAACGCCAGTTTCACAGACTGCCTTTTCGAGGGCGGGTTCGTGGACGGATGCACGGGAGTATCCATTCCGGGCCTGAGGTACACCAATCCACAGGGCGTCACCACCATAATCAATCCCATGAATTACCACAGCGGCAGTGGCATATCATCATCCTCCGGTGGGTCTTCCGGATATAGCCTGCCCGCGGTCCTCCGAGCCCGAGGTGGCCTGATCGAATCGCCGGAGGTCGCACTCATAGGTGAGAAGGGCAGCGAGATGGTGCTGCCTCCCGATATCACCCAAACTATCCAGACCCTGACCAACATGGGCCTGGGTAAAGCCGAACTCGGAAAATTCCGCCCAGATGATGGCGATATCACCATAAATGTTAACCTTGATGGCAGGCAGATTACTCAGGCCGTGATGAGCAGAGCTACCGGCATGATGAAACAAGCAGGGTTTGGGATCAGATGACCACCTGGGACGAAATATCCGGCCTGACCTGGGACGAGCTCTGCCCGCCGTACACCTGGGACGACCTGGCCGGGAAGAACATCTATGCGGTGATCGCCGGGGAGAACGTCGGAAACATCCGCCGGGATAGCCTCTCCATCCAGCACCGCATCGAGGAGAGATCGGTCGCCAGTTTCCAGATTGTGGATGAAGGAGATGACTATTCGTTTGAGTACGGCCAGGAAGTCCTAATATACGATTTTGATGGACTTCTCCTGTTCGGCGGCCTGATCTCTGAAGCTAAAAAGGCGGCCATAAAACCGGACTGGTCCGTCACTCTCCATGATATATCCTGCACCGACTACCAGGCCTTGGCCGATCGCAGGCTGCTCCTGGAAGCGTATGAGGAGGCCACGGGCGCCGAAATAGTCTATGACATTTTGGCTGTCCTGGCAGAGGATGGTGTTCTAGACGGCAATATCCAGCTAGGCGAAGTCCTGGAGAACCTGAGCTTCAACCGGGTGATGTGCTCGGAAGCCCTCGACAAGGTAGCCGAACTGTGCGGCTATACCTGGTTCATAGACGAGTTCAAGCGGCTCTATTTTATAGCCCGGGGCACTTATCCGGCGGCCTGGGATATTGTGGACGGCTCCAAAATTAGGCGCGGCCAGCTGGATATCATCAACGGCAATCCCGAGTACAGGAACATCCAGTACGTCCAAGGCGGCCAGGCCCTCACCAGCACTCAGACAGAGAGCTTTGTAGGTGACGGAACGGCCCGAAGCTTCACTCTGAGATATCCTCCTGCCAAGCAGCCTGTCATCACCCTGAATAGCAATCCCCAGTCGATAGGGATCAAGGGAGTTAACACAAGTGGATTTAATTTCTATTGGTCTAAAGGGGATCTTGTTATAGCTCAGGACAGTGCCGACACCATTTTGTTGCCCACAGATGAGCTCACTATCCAGTACATTGGAACCTACAAACTGATCGCAAAAGCTTCCCAGTACGCCGAAATAACGAGGCAAAAGATTGCACAAGGGTTTGGGTCTGGAAAGATCGAGAACGTCACTAAGGACGCTGCAGTACAGAGCCAGGATTCTGCTATCGCCATGGCCAGGGCGAAGCTCCTCCACTACGCCATCATCGGCATAAAAATCAGGTACGAGACGTTCTATTACGGCTTAGCTGCCGGGGTAATCCAGAACGTGGACTATGCCGCCGCTGGCCTGGTCGATAAAGAGATGCTCATAACATCTATCGATATCGGTTCTGAGAAAGGAAAGATCGTCTACCGGATCGAGGCCTGCACCGGGCCGGTCGAGGACTCCTGGGAAAAGATATTCTGCAGGCTGGCCGATGAGACGAAACGGCAATCTGCCGAGAGCATGGGCGAGGCCGATGTCATCCAGGGGCTCGAGGAATTTTCGAAGATCTGGTACTCCACGGACCACCCCAACCCGTTCCTCTTGGTGGACAGCTCTGGAACTCCGGCAAGCACAGACTTTCCCTGCCTGGCAGATGCGGACAAGCTCTCCTATTGTGTGCTATATTCGGCAGGTGCCGAATTCTTCAGAAAGCCCATCACCTCCCAGACGATAGGAGCCACTCAGATAGACACCATCTGCCTGATCCTGGCGGAAGAGGCGAACGATGTAGAAATTTCTCATGTCGGTCTCTGGGGAGGGGACGCCTGCAGCTCGACGGCAGGAACGGGCATCGAGATGGAGAAACACGAGTTCGTTACCGAGAAAACCAGTCTTGAGAGCTTGCAACTGAATTTTACTGACACTTACGAGGCCTGAATAAAATGACTACCCCCTGCATATACAATCCCTATATCCTGAAACCGGAAGGCTCCGAGCACGTGAGCCTGGCGGTAATCAACGGTAATTATGAGGTCATAGACGCGGCACTGGAAGAGAACAAAGTGGCAATTGGAGCTGGCTGGCTGGCGACAGGGGAGACCTGGACCTATGCCTCTGCCGATGCTCCTACTTTCACTTTTACCGTGCCCGGGAACAAAAGCACCAAGTACTATCCCGGAATGAGGATCAAGCTCACCCAGACTACCGTGAAGTATTTCATCATCACGAAAGTAGTGTACTCTTCGCCCAACACTACCATAACGGTGTACGGTGGCACCGATTACACCCTGACAAGTGCTACCATCATCTATCCATATTATTCTCCGGCCAAAGCGCCGGCAGGTTTTCCGCTTGACCCGGCCAAATGGACCGTCTTGCTTTCCGACTCCACCGACCGGCACCAGAGCAGCCCGGTGAAAAATACCATCTACAATCCGGGCAACCTGAGCATATCACTACCTATCGGTATTTGGAACGTGCTTTTCCAGGCGATTTTAGTGTGTGCTGCCAGCAGCGGGACGGTGACTGATATCTATGGGGGGTTATCATCGTCCCTGGCCGCCTTTAACAATCAGGCTCTCCGAGGCCAGAGCTATTTTGGCGGACCGACGGCTGGTGTTTTCACAAGCACTCTTACAAGGAATACCGTGCTCAATATTGCCACCAAGACGACTTACTATGTCATATGCATGACTGATTTGGATAACCAGAGCTTGATAGGCTTCAACTGGGCATCCGACGCCAGCACTGAAGTCAGAGCAGTTTGTGCTTATTTATGAGGAAGTCATGATACGAGTCACCATTCCCCTAAGCGAGTCATCGCGAGATATATTGGCGGTATCGGTCAGGAGCGCCATCGGCCGGATAGAGAAATCCTCCTTGAAGAGCGATCCCAAAAAGGGCGATTCCAGAGGAGGAGCCACATACTTCTGGGGTATGGCCGAAGTCGAGCTAGAAGAGTGCTCCCTGGAAGGCTACCTTGGGGTGCATGCAATCGGGTGCGCGCGAGCGGTAGCGAAAAAGTGCACCATTGCTGCTCCAGGCGGATGCTTCTGCACCACGGATCCGGAGCCTGTCCAGAGTACCATAATCGCAGAGCAATGTACCTGGTCTGGGAAGAAGACCGCCCTGCATGCCGGATCAACGTTCAAAGAGAGGTAAAAGATGGCTTACGTCCCCACCACATGGGCCGAAACCGGCATGACCACCCAGAACAAGGTAGATGGCCTCAACAATCTAGAGACCATCTATTCCTCTGCGATTTCGGCAATTGACGCGATCGGCCACAGCGAGCGGTACTACACCAAGACGGAGGCCAATTCCAAGTATTTCACTGCCGCCACGGACGGCACCGGCTCCGGAATGATCACCGGGAAGCTGGATGGGTGGACGGCTCAGCAGATCATCAACTCGGGCACTCCGGCCGGATGCATAGGCATGTGGCATTCCACCATAGAGAGCATCCCAGCGGGCTGGTATCATTGCAATGGCCTGAATTCGACGCCAGACATGAGGGATAGGTTCCCGGTGGGTGCGGGCGGGAACTATGATCTAGGCGACCTGGGCGGGTCCAACAGCGTCACCGTGAGCGCGGCCTCGGTCACCATAGGCGGGCATGTTCTGACGGCCGAAGAGATCCCCAAGCATACTCATGGGACTATACCAGACTGGTGGAGCACCGGAACTGTATCAGGACATGCAACGTTGCAAACGATACCGGGCGTGAACGGCGTGACAATTTTCGACCGAAAAAACACGGCCAATGCGGGCGGCAACGAATCGCATACTCATACTGGGAGCTTTGCGGGGACGGCCAACCAGGACAAGAGGCCACCGTTTAGGGCATTGCCTTTTATCATGAAGGGGACGGTTTAGTGGCTTACACTAAATATCACGATCCATGGAGCGACACTGATCTGAGGTCGGCTGAAGCCATGAACCACATCGAGAGCCAGTGGACCAGCATAAAGGCTCTAATCGATGTGCATAACCACGATACCCGATATTATACAAAAGATCTTGCTGATATCGCATTTTTCTCGACTACAAACTATTCGGACTGCGATGCCGATCTCCTGGATGGGAATCACCTGAGCGTGATCGTCCAAGAGATCATGCCCATAGGGGCTATCATGGCCTGGTATCAAGGGACTATCCCTACTGGCTGGTATGTCTGTGATGGGGCCGCCCACAACAGCTATACTACGCCTAATCTGGTGGAGAGGTTTGTGCCTGGTGCGGGAGGGGCCTATAATCCGGGGGACACTGGTGGTCCTGGATCATGGAATGGAACCTTTACGCCTACGGCTTCGATAACGATAGGCGATCACCAGCTCACTACCGATGAGCTGCCGGTCCATAGCCACAGCTACTCGGAAACCAGGAACAGCAAATCCATAGCTCGGACCAGTGGAGGATATGTCGCGGGTACTGATTTTTATGCTGATACCACCGATATAGAGGAACAGGCGACCGGCAACGGCTCTCATGAACACACGTCCGGATCGAGCATAACCCTGAATGCAGTTGATACAAGGCCAGCGTTCTATGTGGTCTATTTTATAATGAAATGTGAGTGAAAATCATGTCCTATACTCCTAATCCTACCTGGCAGAGCACCACCACGCTCGACTCTACCAAACTCGATAACCTGGAGACACAATACGATGAGGCCTACTCATATCTGACCGCGCACAATCACGACAGCTCCTATTACACCATCGCCTACATGATATCCACCTTCTGGAATGCTGGTAATGACGGGTCAGGCTCCGGTCTGGATGCGGATCTGCTCTACTATTCCGGCGGGAACCTGCATTACTCAGACTTCGCGGGCTTGGGGGTCGAGCCTGGCCTCATCATCTGGTGGTACGGGGCCATAGCCAATATCCCGGCGGGATGGGTGCTCTGCGATGGGAATAACGGCTCTCCGGACATGAGAGGGCTATTAGCACTGGGCGCCGGGGGCACGGTCAATCCAGGGGCAACGGGCGGATCATCGACCTTCACGGCGACTGGAACGCTCACGGTAGGAGCCCATTCGGTGACAATCGCGGAGATGGCCGCACATGCCCACCCATTCGACGACAATTACCAATCAAATCCATTTGGGGAGCTCTCCGCGGGTACGACCGACTGCCGGGGGCCATATACCCAGGCAGGGACCACATCCAATGCCGGGTCTGGTGCGGGTCACGGCCACAGTGCTGCCGAAGGGACCAGCATAACCGGGAACGCGGTGGCTAGCATGCCACATTGCCTCTACCTGGCATACATAATGAAGACCTGAAAAAAGAACTATTTGCTCCTCTCTTGGAGGAGCTGTATGAGCTGGATTCGGCGATTAATGCTATCCAGCTGCATGCCTGCTATTTTGTACTCATGCTGGGCCAGACGGCTGGCCTTCTCTGCCTGGTGGAGGGCCGTGAGCTGGTCCCTAGTGGACCTTTGCGCCTTCTGCTGCTGCCTGCCCGTGTCGGTAATACCGTCCGCCACGGCCTCGTTTATGGCTGCCAGGAAGGCGGTCTCGCGGGCTATGGCCGCTTCTATTCTATTCTCTTCCGCCTTGTATAGGGCGGTCTCGGCGGCCATGAGGGTATCGTAGGCGGCCTGCAGGGTATCTAGATCCATGGTGCAGCCTCCACCGATTCGTTGCTCATTCGGTCGATCTGAGGACCAGTGAGATCATTGAGGGAGAAGGCGGACAGGTTCGCCGTTTCGGATATCTTCCTGGGGCCGGATGCCATCCAAGGATCTCCTTGCGTCTCGGGGCGGCTAATGTTCTTCTGAGTCAGTACTGGAGGGAGCTGGTAGGCAGGATCAGCCGGACCGATGTAAGCGGCTCCCTGGTTCCCGTAGAATGGGTCGGTTGTCTTGAGGCTTGGATCGGGCTTCAGGAACGGCACTCCCCATGAGGTCTCGCGGACGTCATAAGCGGCTACCATGCCGATCGACAGCAACGAGATGCACAAGATTGCTATCCATTTTCTCATGATAACTAATACTGTTTTATATGTATATATAACTTCCGCTCTCAAGGGCGTAAAGACAATTATAAATAGCAATAAAGAATACCTAGGTGGTATGAGAAGATTGTCGGCGGTAATCAGCGATGAGGCGAAAGAGATCCTGATCGAATATCAGAAAGAGAAGGGCATCCGGACGCAGGATGAGGCGATAGACCAGATGATCAAGGATTTCAAAAAAAAATGAAGAATTAATTCAATCTTTTTTCAGTATACCCATCTTCGCGTTGCATATCGGGCAGTGTGGGGCTTTCCAGCAATACCAGACCAGATAGAAAATTCCAAAGCCGAAGATGAACCCTACCCAAGACCAGCCTTTGACGGGCTTTACATTTCTTTGACAATACTCGCAGAATTTCATTTTCTTTTACCTCACAATACATAGTAGTCACTATCTACATATACACTTTTCCCTCAAAGCAATGCAGACGATTTGCCCAAGGGCAAACTATATATACGTAGGGCGATATGTATGTAGTATGCGCGAAGTGACTATGACGCTGAAGATCGATCGGATTGGTCGAGTTGGCATCCCGAAAGTAATCCGGGATGAGTATGGCATACAGGCGGGCGATCTGGTGGAATTGAGGCTGGTGGTGGAAGATGCAGGTAAAAATCATTAATGGCTCGACTCATATATTCAGTGTCGCGGAGGCCGCCAGAAGGCTCGGGGGTCTTGGGATGAGAGTAGGGAATCTGCCAGAAGCCTTGAGCATCCCATACGAAGTGAAGTTCCCGTTTGCGGTCCGGGCCGGAAGCGATGACTACGAAGTTGAGGTGCGGGGCTCGTACAAGGCTATCCTTGCCCTGCAGAAGGCGGTGAACTGATGGATTCCCGAGAAGATCAGATCAAGCAGGCTTTTGTCCTGGTGGCGTGGGCAACGCCGCTGGCACAGGCGTCCACAATCTCACGATCAGCGGCGACTGGATCAACGCCACCCTGTTGCAGGCAGGCAACGCGAGCACCTGGCAGATTCAGGCAGGTGAGCTGGCATGAGCGCCGGAACGGGCATCTATCTGTTCTGGATCTGCCTCTTCCTGGGCATCTTCCTGATCCTGGAGGCAGCAAGATGAAAGTTCTTTCACTGTTCGCCGGTATCGGGGGTTTCGATCTCGGTCTGCAGCGAGCAGGCTTCGAAATATCGGCGCAGGCGGAGATTGACCCTTTCTGCCGGGAAGTCTTGGAAAAGCATTGGCCGGAGGCAGAACGTTTTGGTGATATCCAAGAAATCGAAGAGTTCCCGAAATCGGACCTCATCTGTGCCGGTTTTCCGTGCCAGGACATCAGCGTCGCCGGAAAAGGCGCCGGACTATCCGGGAGCCGTTCTGGACTCTGGACAGAAGCCATGCGAGCCATTCGCATGGTACGACCCAAATACACAATCCTGGAGAACGTGGCAGCTCTCCGTAACCGGGGACTTTCTACTATACTCGGGGCCCTGGCCGAGAGCGGGTATGATTCGGAATGGGATTGCCTACCGGCGAGTGCCTTTGGCGCCCCTCACCAGAGGGACCGACTCTTTGTTGTTGCCTACTCCGGCAGCAACCAGCTACGGCAGCAACATTGGAGGGGCAGCGGGCAGAGTGGGCAAGGAGAGGCCGAGTCTGGAGACGATGGCCCGATTGGGCAGAATACCAACGCCGAGGAGTTCCGATTGCCACGGCGGACAGTGCTATCGGCAACCACCTTCGCGGCAAGGCGGTTTTGGCCTGAAGGAGATAACCCCTGGTCCGCTGAATCCGGAATTCGCGGAGTGGCTTATGGGGTACCCAATCGGGTTCACAGATTGCGGGCCCTTGGCAATGCCATCGTGCCGCAAATCTCGGAATGGATCGGGAGGCAAATAATAGCATCGGCGGCAGGTGGGCAGGCATGAAACCATGTCTAGAGGCCCTCCACCAGGCTGGCATACACAGAGCCGGGTTCTCCGCATACGTCCAGGTGGTAGACAAACACCGTGGCCATGTGGGCCTGCAGCAGGTCCAGACGCCCATAGGGGATATCGACCACGCCTGGATTCCATATCATCATCGAGGGGGCTGGCTCCCAGTGCCCGGTGAGCATGTGGAGTTCACCGCCCGGATAGAGGAGTACCACCACACAGACGGCACCGCAGATATCGGCCTCTTCGCTGTGAAGGTGATTCTATGATTGGCAACGATATTCTGTATAGAGACGTCCTGGCCGATCGAGACCGGCTGCTGGACGTGATCAGAGAGAAAGACATCAGGATAGCCGAGCTGGAGAGGGCACTCGCTCTCAGGGACCAGCTGATAGCAGTGGAGGAGGAAGCAAGATGACATTGATCGAGGACGTAGCCCGACTCAAGGATATGGACGCTCCGACTTTTTCGCCGGAGATGAATAACAAAATACGAAAGTTCTTAGGCGTCCTAGGAGCATTCCAGGAAGGGGATGCTGAGAGACTAAGATTTGTGATGTCTGGGGAATATCGTTACAACAACTGCGATTGTAAGCATTGTCAGGAGGCAACGGACACGTTGCGCCGCCTAGCAGCCGTGGCCGCCAAGATGGAGGCGAAGCAGGAATGACCCCCAGATGCCCCCACCATTGTCTAGATCTACAATATGATCTAGATAGTCGGGAACAGAATCGAATCGATTTCGAGGAGTTCCAGGCCGATCGTGAACCACAGCCGTTACCAGAAACCGATTTTGAGAGAGCACAACTCGTCGAGCTATTAGCGGCGGGGGAACATGATCAGTGGGCCGATTGGGCCCAATCAATCTTGGATAGCGAACCGGGACTATCTAATGGAAGAAAGGCAGCATGGCCCAAAATGATAGCAACTCCTTACAAAAATCTATCGGAGGATTTGAAGGAAAAGGATCGCAGAGAAGTATATTTGCGGTCAAGTGTTGCTCTGGCCGAAATCGAGCGGCTGCGGGCGGATGCAGAGCAATATGAACGAGTGATCGAGGCCCGGTTGAATGTCATCGACCAGCTGCAGGTAGAGAACAGAGAGCTGCAAGAGTCTCTCACCGCAGCTTATCTGCTTGGCAGCCATAAGAAAGAGCAGGAGATGGCAACCATGGTCAAGAAGCTGGAAGATGCTCTAGTGGAAGAGCGGGCAAGGGGTAACCATTATGGGATGTCATATGAGGAAGCGATGTTCCCAGATCCCATCGAGAGATGGATCATAAACGGGGAGATCGACGCGCCCAAGATCTACATAGATCGCGTCCGAGACGCGGCCCGCGATCAGCTCGTCGCGGAGGGCAAAATCGGCGACGGCGATCAATTTTCCGACACTGCGAAAATGGGCTGGCAGGTCACAAAGGAGCGGAAGAACGCCCTGAGATTTTCCATATCTGGAGAGATGTCGCCAACATGCAGCTGCAAGTACTGCAAAGATGCGATAGCGACTATCCGGTTCATGCTGACGGAGGCCGGGATATGAGCACGGCGGCAGACGCCTTTTCTTTTTCTGCCCGCGAGTGGGCAGCACTGGAACGGAAATACTCAGAAGTTGCCTGTCTGCCAGCAGCCAAGATGCTGGCCAGGCTTCTGAAAGACGCCTCCAGAAATGAACAGAAAGCGATGGCTTTGGGAATCATGGTCGGGAGGGCGAGCAGATGACCGACATCCAGCAGTACAATCCATATCTATCCTTCCAGCCGGGGCAACAGGAAGCCGTCCAGCAGATCCTGGAGCTGCACGATTCGGGCCAGAAGGTTGTGGAGCTGAATGCGCCCACGGCTGCAGGCAAGTGTGTTTCGCCGGATACTGGAATTCTGATGCTAGATGGAAGCCTGAAGACGGCGAAGGATATCCAAGTCGGAGATAAGTTGCTGGGCCCGGATTCAAAACCGAGATTGGTTTTATCCACCACAAAAGGGCGTGGGCCGATGTATCGAGTGGTTCCGACTTGGGGGGAGTCGTTTGAGTGCAATAGCGATCATATATTGAATTTGGTTAGCACGTTTGAGGAGCGCAATAGAAAAGGCGGACATTATCACAGTGGAATGTATAAATTAGGTACAAAAGTAAACATTCCATTAAAGGAGTATCTAGAGAAGCCAATCAACTTCAAGCGTCATATGAAGCTGTGGCATAGTAGTTCTATTGAATTCCCCCCCTGGGAAGTCGAATGGGACCCTTACATAATCGGGATATGGTTGGGTGATGGGCATAAGACCGAAGCCACAGTTACCAATGAGGATAAGGAAGTTATATCAGCATTTGAAAAATTTGCGAAGGATCGAGGGTACACTATACGAGTGTCTTCGAACGGAAGTGCTGCCAAAACATATCATATGACTTATCAGCAGAACCAAAGTGCAAAAACTGTATGCAACACGAAAGCGCATTTTGCTACCAAATCATTTAGATATTATATTAACAAGTCTTGTGTAGTAAATGATGAAAAGCGAATCCCCAATGAATATCTGGTAAACGATGAAGAGATAAGACTTCAAGTACTGGCGGGCTTGATAGACACCGACGGATATTTGGCCACGACGACTTACTACGAGATCTCGACCAAATATAAGGGCCTCGCGGAGGATATTTGTTTCTTGGCCGGATCTCTAGGACTGGAAGCACGGCTTAAAGAAAAAATCAAAACCATCAAAAAATTGAACTTCTCCGGAACATACTACAGCGTATCGATCCATGGAAACATCTCAAAGATACCTTGTAGGATACCTCGGAAGAAATGCAATAGTTCCGGCCCAAGAAAACGAGTTCCTCTGTCATCGGCATTCGAAATACAAGAAATTGGAGAAGGGGATTACAATGGGTTCACCCTCGATGGTGACGGCCTTTTCCTTCTCGGGGATTTCACAGTAACCCACAATAGCCTCGACCTATACGTCCTGGGCCGGATCCTGACAGAAGAGCTGGCCATGGGCAGAACGGTCTACACAACACCGTTGGTGGCCCTGGTCAACCAGCTGGAGAACGAGACAGCGTTCTCCGCCATGCCGGTCCTGAAGGGCAAGAGGAACTATCCCTGTAAGCCCCTTCGGGATGCTCTAGGGAATTCCTGGAGCTCTGCCGATGACTGTCCTTATGACACCTGGAAGGACGCAATAGCGGCTTTTCCGGCCTGTGGGATGTGTCCCTATCACAAGGCATACGGCAAGTTCCAGGCGCGGGATTTCGGAGCTACCACCCTGGCTCGCTATCAGATGCCAGGGTCCATAAGAGACGAGACGACCGTCCTCCTGGTGGACGAGTCCGCCGGCCTGGAGAAGACGCTCATAGATAGGGCGACGCTTGTCATGCCCGAAGAGGTGGACCTGGAGGACCTGGTCCCGAGCCTGACGCTCTACTATCATAGGCTGAGCGAGATGATCGAGGACCTTGGGACTCAGATTGCCCGAACTGAAGCCCTGAGAGCCAGAACCGAACTTGTGAAGGAGAGGAACAAGGTCGAGAGGGAAGCCCGGAAGTGTGCTAAGGTCCTCAGCCATCTTGAACACGAGCACCCCTATATTATCGACAAAGAACGAAAGTTCCGGCTACTCGACGGCCGGCCCGAGTTCCGCAACCTGATCGAGAACTTGGATCTGGTAGTCCTGGCCTCGGGGACCCCAGCAACATCGATCATCACCGACGACTACAAGCCGGTCATCATCCAGCATCCGATCCCTGTAGAGCGAAGGCTCTGTTATTACTGGCCTGTTGGATCCATGGCCTTCAAGGAGCGGCAGGCTACAGCACCCAAAATGGCCCAGGCCATCGCGGACCTGCATGCCAGGTTCGGGAAGAAGACCATGGTCCACTGTGGGGCCTACGTGATCGCCCGGATGCTCTATGACCATATGCCAACAGCCGCCAGAAGGCTCTGCATCCTGCAGAGGCAGGACGACAGGGAGGACAGCAAGGACGAGTTCCTGGGGGCCAAGCAGGCGATCTTCCTGAGCGTGAACTTTGAGGAAGGCCTGGACTTGAAGGGCCCGGACTATCCCCTCAATATAATCGCCAAGGTTCCTTTCGAGAACATCGGGGACGAGTTCATCAAAGCCAGGAATGAGAGGGACAACTACAAGCGCTATAACATGCATGCCGCGGTCGCCGTGATGCAGGCGGCCGGCCGGTGCACCAGATCAGTGTCGGACTTCTCGGAGACGTATATTCTAGACAGCTCCTGGCAAGGCTTTTTCAATCGCAGCAAGCGGCTTTTCCAGCCCTGGTTTGTAGCGGCTCTGAAAAAGGTGCCTCCAGAGGGTCCTGGGCCGGTCTGCATCCCCCAGGAAAAGCCTGCACAACGGAGCCTCTTCGAGCTTGAAGTGGAGCCGGTAGGCAACCAAATAGGTAACTCTGTAGGTAACCGGCCAGGCCTTGAAGTTGCTATACTCTACCTAGCAGGCCAGTGCGATGGAGCTGTAGCCAGAGACGGGGCTGGGTTCAATGCTCGAGATACGGAGTTTGGACATTCTCTGGCCGGCCAGATAGCCCAGGGGCGGAACCTGAGCCAGAAGCAACGGGCTGCTGCTTCCAAGGTCGTCAGGACTTACCGGAAGCAGCTGCAGGCCGCGGGGATCGAGATATGACTCCCTGGGGAACTTGTGGATCTTGCTACTGGTTCCACAACAACCGGGCCGAGATGTGCCAGGACAAGACCGATCCCGAGCACGAATGCTCGCTCGGTTTTTTCCGGCCCAGGAAGCTACGGGGAACGGCTAAGCGGAAGAGGCGGGACAAGGCACCGCGTGGTGGCGCATGAGCGACTTCTACCAAGTCTTGGGCACCAAGCATGCCGATACTCCTGCGTGTCTGGTGGAGACGTGGGACGCCCAGCCACCCCTCGATCCTGAGGATGGGCGGAAGTGCATCATATCCTTTGCCCTGGCCATGAGAGACCGGCTGCTATCCAAGAGTGTTGCTAAGGATCTTCTGAAAGGTTGGAGCAGCTTAGATGATGCCCTGATAGACAGCGAAGTGGACCGGGCGTATGACTCCGAAGAGCGACTGTCATGCGAAATTATGCATAGATGTATCGCGATTTCTCAGAACTGCCAAAAGGAGTTCTGCGATTACCCGAGCATCACGAGAGATCGCAGGGCTTGGCATGGGGCGGATGCGATCAAGGTCGAAGAGGTCTGCGAGATCTCGACCAACAGCCAAGGCAACCAGACTGTCAAGTTCAGCCCGGACAAGGCCGCGGCCGCACTGATAAAAGAATACCCCATAGTCTCGACACCGGACGAAAGGATTTGGGTCTACCGGGACGGGGTCTATGGGGCCAGAGGCGACGTGTTCGTCGATCAGATCTTGGACCGATTGGTGGGGGATCTCTACACCAGCCGGATGGCATCTGAAACTCACCGGAAAATAGTGCTCCGGACACTGCAGGAGTATAGCACTTTCGATAGCAATCCGTATCTTTTTGCGGTCGAAAATGGGGTCGTGGATATGGCAACCGGCCAGTTCATGCCGCACGATCCCAAGTTTTTTTTGACCCAAAAAAGCCCAGTCCGCTACGATAGTACCGCCACGTGTCCGGAGGTTGAGAAGTTCTTGGGCTCCGCCCTGGGCACGGTCGATAACGTCCTGAGTTTTTTGGATGTGATGACGGCCAAGACCACGGATTTGCTTTTTGAGTACTTTGTGGTTATGATCGGCGGAGGAGCGAACGGCAAATCAAAAGCCGAGGAGCTTATTCGGGCCTTCTTTGGAGATGAGGCTATCGCAGAGGTGGACATTGCCACGCTCACACAAAACAGGTTCGACCGGAAGGAGATTTTCAAGAAGAAGTTCTTGATCAACTCTGAAGTCTCGGGCGATGAGAAAGAGAGTCGGTGGATCAAGTATATATCTGGGGGCGGCCGGCTAGACGCCGATCAGAAAGGCAGGGAACATATTCAGTTCCGGCCTCGGTGTATCATCATCATAGATACAAACGATCCACCCCGATTCGCCGATGCGTCTTATGGCTTCCAGCGAAGATTGGTGAAAATCGATTTCCCCAATACTTTCGTGGACTGTCCACTACCCGAGAACACAAACGAGAAGCAGAAAGACCCATTTGTGATACAGAAGATCACGGCCCCTGAAGAGTTGAGCGGCCTGCTCAACATTCTGATCATGCGGGCTCTGGACGTTCTGCCCGAGTGTAAGATCCATCGGAGGGATGGAAAAACGCTGGCTGAAGAGTATGAGATGCAGGCCAGCAGCATGCAGGAGTTCTTTGACAAGTTCTGCGAGATGGACTCATCGAACTGGATACCAAAATCGAGCCTTTACAGTTATTATAAAGATTTCTGTAAAAAAATAAACGCCGTTCCGAAGTCACAGACGGCGTTCAATAAGTATGCGTCGAAGACGCTGAAGCTCGAAGAGGCGAGAAAGCATCTTGAAAACGTTGGATATGCCCGCGTGTTCTGGGGGGTGGGTCTCGACGAGCTTGCATTCACCGAGTTTGTTCAGAATGATACCGACAATTTACCACCAAAATCGATATCTGGACCAGGTTTACCTACTTTACCTACTTTAAGAGAGATAGTAAATAGAGTAGTATATGGGCCCTCTACAGGGGAAAGTAAACACCAAAAAAATCCCGGAAAACCCGGTAACCTGGTCCCTGATAACGAAAAAGTCGGTCAAAATCCGGACAACCCCCCGGTCTTGAAGCTTTTGACCATCTATATTCTAAAATCAATATCAAAGTTCGTGGGGGTGGACGGCACATATTACGGACCGCTCAGGCCGGACGAAGTGTCGGCTCTGCCTGAAATCCACGCCATCAATCTTGTGAACAAAGGTTTAGCACGATTAATATCTACTAGGAGTGAATAAAAATGGAGACGAACGAAGCTAGGAAAAAACTGATCGAGGACAGCTTGGCGGACATAGCGGAATTTGAAGGCGGTGACGAGGAATGACTTTAGCAGACGACATGGTACCAGAGGCATGCATCGGGGCATGC